CATTAGCTTTCAATGCTTCGTCTGTCCTAGCAAATCCTGCTGTCTTAGCAAACTTGTCACCCATATCAAGAACAACAACGTCTGGTTGATAAGACTTGCATACACTCTCAACCCAAGACATATCTTTACCAGTAGCGTCACGTAGCTTGACATTCTTTTGTATTGGTGCATACAACTCTTTTGCTTTACTAGGGTTCTCCTTTATCTGGTACTTATCCATACCTGTAGCTGAAGTGAGGTAGCGTAGACCCACACGGTGACTTCCCTCTTCATTGCAAAGCACGACACACTTAGCACCCTGCCTTGCGAAACCATTTACTCCTGCAATCAAACTCGCATGAAAAGACGTTTTACCTGTGTTAGGTCTAGCACCCACTTCTATCAAGTGTCCATCATTGACACCCTCAACGACCCTAGTAAGGGACGATATATTGAAAGACCATCTGGCTTCCATGTCGTTCTTCTGTAACAAAGTGTCTACATCCATATCATCCCACTCTATGTTAAGGTTGGGAGTGAAGTCATCACCATAACTCTCAAGTATATTACGTAGTGGCTCAAGGCTTGTCTGCGAACCATTTACATAATCGAAACCAAGATTGGCAATATCTTCGCCCACAACTTGTTGGAATAACTTTGATAAGACTTCCTGTGCTACATCATTACCCAGAGGACTTTCTTTCTTAATCCTCTTGAATAAATCTCCATATGCACCTTTCTGTGCAGTTGTCAGTGTAGGATTGTTAGCTATAAACAACGCTTCTATCTCATCTGGTGTGACAGTTCTCTCATAGTTGTACATCGCTTTGTCAATCGCATTTTTAATCTTGCGTACATCTTTGCTGAATAGTCTGTCTGGGCATCTAGCACCTCTATGCTCGTCATAAAAGGCTCTGTCCATCAAACTTCTAACTAAACTTAATTCCATGCTGTGTCTCCCATTCTTTTTAAATTTTGTATGTCTATCTCTCTACTGTACTTTAAATCATCTGTCAAGCGTAATATTTTTACGTTGTCAACATGACCTCTTAACTCTTTACTAAAGGCTACAGTTTTTGGCAATGCGTCTGGGTCTAATGCCACGATAACAGTTGAGAACTGCGATAAATACTTTTTATGTGTTTCCGAAAGAGATGTACCCAACACAGCAACACCCACAAATTCATCTCCACCGACCACGCAAGCACTTACGCAATCCTCAACTACAACTGCCGTTTTCCCTAACCCATAAGAAAAAGGCAATCCACTTGTACCATACTTTTTCCACTTTGGCAAGCTATTTCTTAAACTTCTACCAATAGCATCAATTGTGATACCGTTATGTACAATCGGAAAGACAGCACGATTATCTTTTACATCGTAATGTAGTTCCCATTCATCAATACCAAACCTCTCTGTGAACCTAGTAATCTCACGCTGTCCATTGTACGGTACAACATACTCTGGCATTACAAAGTCAGCATTGTCCAACTCTTTTACAGCATAACCCAAAGACTTCTTAATGTCTTCCGATGTCAACTGCACACGAACACCACCAGATACGGAACAGGATGCCTTGTAACAATTCCATACAAGACTACCCATATTGTTAGTGGCAGTAAAAGTTTTATAACCATCACAATTAGGACAATTCATACGCTTAGTCTCTCCATCACGTAACTCTAACTGTAACACTAAACTGTATATATCATTTATCATATTATATCACTTTCAATGTCTGCACTTAAAGTGCTTTTAACATGATTCGTTCTTTTTGTCAATGCATTGTTTGCACTTGTGAATGTATTTTTGATATAAGGCTGTACCGAACTTATGTTTGTATGCCCTGTAACTGACATAATCTGGCTGATATCTACACCTGCATCGACCATCTGTGTAACTCCTGTTCTTCGTAAGTCCATAAGTCGTAGTTCGTCAGACAGCCCTATCTTTCTCATGACACGCCTTGCCAACATTCCTATCTCGTACTTCCCATAAGGCACATACACGCCCTGTACAGGCTTTATTTTAGGGCATATGTACTGTTGAAAGCCAAACTCTTCTTTTTGTTGCTTCAACATGGTATTCAAATCCTCAGAGATAGGCAAGAACACTTGCGACCTACGTTTAGATTGCTCCAAGAACAACTCCGACCTATCCAAGAAAACATTTTCCCATTTTAACTCTCGCATATCTCCAATACGCTGACACCATTCATATGCCATCTGCACTATTAGTCCTATGCTACGATATTTGAAGTCACTATAACAGAAGTCAAGCATTTTTATTACCTCTTCATCTGTCCAGACCACCTTTCTCTTCTTTGGCAGACGTTTTTTCACAGATTTGTATGGATTAAACGTAGTGTACTCCATATGGACAGCATAATTAAACACAATAGATGCACAAGAGCAAACATGGTTAGCCAAAGTCACTCCTCGTTTTACCCAACCCTCGTATGCATTTTTTGCATCCCTAGTTGTAACCGACATAAACTTTTTTGACCCAGATGTATGTCGTAAAATCTCTAAAAAATATTTATAGTCTACTTTAGAACTATCTCTTAACATACTGAAATCATTAGATAAATAATAGCTGTCTATTAAATCTGACAATGTACTCGCCCTTTTAATATTTCTAATTTTCTCTTGACTCGTTCTGTAGTCATTTATTTTTTCATTAAACTGATTCGCAGCAACCCTCACTATACGCAAATCTGTACCTAATTCTTTGCGTTTTACCACTCCCTCATCAACTAAAGTTTGTGGTGGATTAAATCGGTAATGTGTTTTACCATCTGCTAATTTACGTTTCTGTACATACCTCATAAACTACCCTACCTTTCCCATCTGTAAAATATATGACGATCAATTCTAGTCGTTCTCTTTTTTGTTTTTGCCCAAGATGGACGCACATAGGTTGCATGATAGTGGGTTGCTCCCTGTGTTACGTCCAGAACTATCTTACCAGACAAGACTATTCGTGCATAATCCTGTGCTAGAAACCATGCATGGCTGTCATACTCTGGTTCGTCTTTCTTGCCATCGCAGTACCAACTAAAGCTACAGCGAAAAAGTATAGGTTTATTTGTTCCCTTGTGGGTAACAGCTTGTTTTACCACTTCGCAAACTGTGTCTGGAAAACGGCTGTCTGCCACCCTATTCATTACAACCTGTCCTACAGCTATCTGCCCTAGCATAGATTGATTATTAGCTTCGTGGTATATGTTCAATGCCATACACATAAATGCTGTTTCTAATATCATCCTATAATTCCTTGTACTATCATGTTAAGTGCTAGTGTTGCCACTACTCCACATATCATTAATAAAAATAATGCATGTCCCTCATTCATCACAAAAATTCCTC